GTTTGTTTGTTTGGTTGTTTTACGACCAAACTGTCCCCGTAGATTGGTACCTTGCGACTCCGACAGTTAAGGAGTCACGTACCGCCCCAGGGCCGTAAGCCCTCGCCCCGTAATCAATACGGTGGCGCCCACCTCAGCTTGATGTTGACGGCTTGAGGACGTCCAGAACGTTCCAAGTGATTTCCGTCGACGGATGGCTGTCCGCCGCGCTTAAGGAAATACTTGAGCAAGGCACCACTATCCGAAAGAGAATTCTTAGGAATAGTGGCTTTAACCACATAACCCTTAACCAGAGGGCGATGAAGGTTATCGCACATCCTCTCGGTTAAATAACCGGTAAAGGAGGTACGGCCAAGCACAGGACTGGATTCTTCGACTACAGGATAGTGCTTTAGCACTTTCCTGATCGTAGGATCCAAGTATCTCACAGTCTCCCAGCACCCAGCTTGGAACAGCTGGTTAGCGAAGGAAACTATGGAGATACACTCCTGCACGTCCTGCCGTGAACGAGGAGGCATACGACGGAACTTCACGACTGAAACGTCGTATCCATCGTAGTACTCCTTGCCACAAGACTCTCTGAATTTTCCAATCCAGAAAGACTTGGACTCTCCGACCCGGGCACCAAAGTGCTCGAGCTTTGAGATCACGGTTTCCACATTGTCTACGGGGACAATCAAGTCGTCTCCGTAGACACGCACTCGGCCTCGATACTGATTGATATCAGCTTTCGAGGTAAAGCGTGTGTTAAGCTCATCCTCAATCCCTAAAAAGATGATGGTAAGGAATACCATCGCCTCGATAGGGAAGCAGAGAGCAGAACCCATAGACGCAAACTTGGATAGACGTATTACGCCTATACCAGGTACGTCAGCTTTACGAGATCTACAAGCTTCCACCCCTCTAAGCAAGTGGGGATGGTTGCGAAACAGAACTCTTACCAGCTGATTGGAGACGCGGTCTGAAGCCTCGCTAAGATCTAGCGTGGCGAGATGACCCGATTCCGAACCTTCCTTAGCCATGACCTGGTTAGGGCCTTGGTCGGAAAAGCCCAGAAAAGAATTCAAAAATGAATTCTCGATTCGTGGAATCATTGAATCCAAGAGCGCCTGCTGCATGTATTGCATGCAGGTCGGCTCAATGGCTATGATTCTGGGCGTCTTCAACGTCTTAGGAACTGATATAACCCTAGTGGGCAACTCAGCTCCAGGTTCCAGAAAAGTGACATCGTCCGGATCCGAATATCTCGGATTCGGAAGCAAGAAATTCTCAAAAGAGAAAACCTCTTGCAAACGATGAGTCCACGTGCGCTGCCGAAACTTCTGGTTTCCCATTAGTTTATCAGCAGTAGCACCCGGACCATGCTTCGGAACAATCTCTTCGTTATAAACTAGAAAATCTAGTTCAGCAAAGAGCGAACCGAAGAGAATTTGACTCATTCGATGGAATTCATCATAAGATGAAGTATCCATTAACTTGTCATTTTCTTTCACTTCTCTGTCACAATTCACATACCCATACATGGCATCTCGCTCACGTGCAGGAGTGCACGGAAGTTCGATTTTGCTAAAAAGTAGCGTTAGCTGCCTAATAGCAAGAATTGCTTCCACGTCAGGGTTGTGAACTAACACACCACTACCGCGGTCAAACACAGAGTCGAGGAAACCTCCTAAAAATAGGGGGAGACCACCCTTCCTGGAAAAACCAGTGAAGGCGTTGCGACTCACGATCCCTTGGTCAAGACTTTTTTGGAAGTCTTTCCCAAAAGAAGGTAGGGTTATCGTTAAAAACGATAACCCCTCGTGTTTGACACGACCTTGGACGGTTTTAATGTCCATGGTAGCGCTAGTGCAACATCTGTTAGCGAATTCTTCCGCTAACTTGCTCCAGAGCACAATCAGGCTTTTCAATATGCCCTCCTAATAGAGGTGTATATTCCTTAGCCGATATGTGTCCGACAATACTAAGGTTCTACGTAAGTAGAGTTAGTAGAGCCACGAGAGCCCCGAGCGATCCAACGCTGGCAATCACTATGATTATCAGCAGGACCGCAAGGAGAGTTTGGAAGTTATAGTCGTTTTTCGACATATTCCAAACCTCACCTAATCCTTTCTTTTAACTGATCAGGCTAATTAGAACCGCGGTAATCGTAATTACCACGGCCCAAGTAGCGAAAGCCAAAGCCAAGAGCCAGGACAACCTTTAACAGGAAGTCAGGACTCTGAAGCAATGAGCTTTTTGATATTTGCGCTAGTGAGGATGGTCGTAAGACCTTCCACGAGTTTCTTCACTTCTTCAGCGGAGAAACCACTAACGGGCCTATCAATCAGGACGTAAGCAGAACATCCAACTTCGATGTTCTGATTATCGTCGAAAGGGTCATCGGTGACTTTCGCCTGATTCAAGCGAAACTGATGACGCTTCCGTCCTTTGGAAGTCTCCTGAGTGGAGATTTCTACGGACTTGGTGCCATCTTCGGACTGGTACTTGGACTGCATGTTCCCCGTAGAAATACGAGGGCATTCAGTTTCGGTACTAGCATCGAATTTAGGTTTCAATGGATCAGAGAACATATTGGCATGCTCCTTAACTCCGCAAATGAATGCGGTTTGATGGTTGCAGTGATACTGCTACCGCAAACGAGTTATTCCGAGAGCGGCAGTTATGGCAATCTGGGTAGGGCTCAAGTCCTCCCATTGTATGCCAAACCCAAAGGGGTTAGCTTCCCTACGTCGCTTGACCGTGTAGGTCACAGTGATTGGGGGAATCGATACAGTTCGATCGCGAATGCAATCGTCTGGCATCGAGTACGTGTCAACTATGGAGGTTTCCTCCATGATGTACCCGTATCGCATAACCTGGCCGGCGAGCTCGAAGCTTGAGATGTTGTGAATCACCTCTTGAGCGTTCGAGAACCAATCGACGGCCCAACTCCAAGGCGTCAACTCCCAAACTAAATCGGGAGTAAGTGATACGCCGAATAACTTTTCGGCAGAGGAGTTCAACCCCAAGCATTTCTGAAATGAACTACTTTCAGAAGCAGCATGGTAGGTAAAACTCCCCGAGAACCACTTCCTGACTCGTTTTTCACGATGACAGGTGACGGGCTTGACGTTGAAAACTTTGTTGCCAATACCACCAGCCCCGGAAGGGATGGAGGTACCAACTTCAAAGTATTCATCGCTACTCTCATCAGGAAAGACGAACTCACGGTGGACTTCCGAGCCAGATGCATTCTCATAGTTTTCAAGTATGAGATTGCCATCTTTCACGGACTGCGCGGTATTCTTCATATCACGCACAAGGGGTAGCCAACCAAAGACAGCGTTAAGATACTCGCTGCCTGCGGCCTTAGCAACCTCAGTCCGCCGCCTCCATAGAGAAATACCGGGGATAGGCACACGCTTATCCCTGACAATCTCACCAAGAGCAACGCCAGTTTCGGCGTTGGGGTTCGCGGGATCAACCGCGGCAATCGCAGTAGTACCGTAAGGATCCAAATAACTTGAATCCTCATCGGGAAAACCGTGATCGCCGTAGTTCATGGGAACCAGAGAAACCCAGATAGGACCGTTATACGTGGTCCCATCTTTTGGATTTTTCAGGAATACCTGTACGGAGTCAACCTCCGTATGGATACGGTACGTGAAAAACGGACCGCCCTCATAATACTTCCCATTACGGGATTTCTTATGACCCTCGCTAACAGTATACTGTTTGCCTTTCCACGTATAGGTTATCGGAGGTCCTACCGCTTCTCCACTTGGAGAAATGGATTGAGGATCAACGATCTTGGAATCAAGAGAACGGGATTTAACGCCCATTCTGACCTACCGCTTTATAGCACATGAGAGTGAGTTCCTTTTTGTCGACTACACACGTTTTACGTGTGTGGTGGAGTCGTATGCACTGCGTGGGTGGCATTCCGGCCAGCCGGTTGATTCATCAAACTCGATGAATCAAATTCATCCGGGTTAGATCTTTCGATCACTGGCGTTGGGGGTGCC